GGAGCAACAGGCGATATTCAAGGTATAACTGCGGGCACAGGTATTACCGGTGGTGGAACATCAGGCACTGTTACTATAACCAATAGCGATAGAGGTTCTTCGCAGAACATCTTTAAGAATATTGGAGTTTTAGGGCAAACTTCTATTGTTGCGGGCAGCAATAATGATACGCTGACATTTGTTTCGGGCAATAATATTACACTTACTACGGACCCTTTAACAGATGCTTTAACAATCACTGCCGTCAATACTACTTATACTGCAGGTACGGGACTAACATTAGCAGGTACTGAGTTTAGAAACTCTGCTCCTGATACAGGAGTTCCTGCTATACTTTCAAATGGTTCTACTCCATCTTTGAATAGTGGCATCACTGCTGCAGAGGTTAGAAGTTTAATTGGCGCGGGAACATCTTCAACTACAGGTACAGTTACTTCAGTTGGAATTGTTGCAGGAACGGGTATGTCGGGAGGTGGAACTATTACAAGTTCAGGCTCTGTTACTCTTAACTGTACAATAGATTCTCCATCTGAAGTTGGATTAGGTAACTTATCCTCGAGTGGTAATTCTTTATCAGGTAACTTTACTGCAACAGGAAACATTACTGCGTACTCTGATGAAAGACTCAAGACAGACGTAGAGACTATTCCTAACGCATTAGATAAAGTTAATTCTCTTAGAGGTGTAACCTATACAAAAGATGGTGTTCGTGGCTTAGGAGTCATCGCACAAGAAGTTGAGAAGATTATTCCTGAAGTTGTTATAGATGGAGAGGAATTTAAGTCAGTCGCTTATGGGAATATTGTTGGCTTATTAATTGAGGCAATTAAAGAATTGACTGATGAGGTTGCAGAACTAAAGAGACAAATGAAATAATATGGCAGTACCGGGTTCAGGAGCGATAACTATGTTGGGCGTTGCTCAAGAAAGGAAGTATGGGACTTATGGTTTTGGAACCATAAGTTATCCAATAACAATGTTTGATTTACTTAATGGAGGTGGTTCTAATTCATTCCCGGCTTTAAATGGTTGCCCACAAACTAATGTGCCTTCATACAGTATGAATGGATGGTATGCGTATAATCAAACTGCAACTTGCAGTAGTTGTGTTCTTGTATATATGGGATATGACATTGCTGACTCGGTTACGGCTTGTGTAGGTGAAACGTATATCTACTATAGCAGTGCAAGTAGTCCAACTGCTCCGTGGTTCGAGGGACTCCCTCTTTATACAAACACAACCTGCACAAGTATTGCGGCAGCAGGTTGGTATTCTAATGGTTTCGATGTTGCCTATTGGAATGCAAGGTCGTCAACTTGGACTATTATTGAACTCTGTACTTTTGGACAGGAAGGATAGGAAGAGGTGTAAGAAAAAAAATGTATATTTGCATTTAAACAATTAAAATCCAATACAATGGCACAAATGACAGAAGTAGAAAAAGAGAAAATCACAACGTTGATTTCTCAATTCAACAACTACAAACTCCAACTTGGAGACACTTATCTTAATCAGCAAAGTCTTATGAAAAAGATTGATGAGGTTAAGGTCGAGTATGCTTTAGTTGAGAAAGAACTTATGGAAACTTATGGGTCTGATGCGATTATTAATGTCGAGACAGGAGAAGTCACAGAAAAACCCAAAATGAAAGTAAAGAAATAAATGGGACAGATAAGCACATATGGTAATGCTTCTACGCCTACGATAGACGACAAGGTTATTGGTACAGACATTGAAAATGAAAATGTAACCAAGAACTTTGAAATCTCTCAAATCCTTTCTTTATTAAATAAAGCAGTTGTTGTATTGCCCGTATATGCTGATAATATTTCGGCTTTGGCGGGAGGTCTTGTTGCAGGGAATCTATACAGAACGGCAGGAGTAGCCGGAAGTCCAAGCGTTGTGTGCGTTGTCTATTAAGACACCACAAAAATGGATATAAGAAAAATATCTATCGGACCTGATTATAAGTCAGGAGCGATGCATTATATAGTAGGTCAAGAAGTGTTAGGTGGTAACTATGTTATTCACCTAATACGTTTTGATTCCAATCTTGAATCAATAAAGATTTGGATTGAGAAGTCAAAGGGGAGTGAGATTTTTCTTTGGAAAGAATTCACATCTACTATGCCTGTATCCATTGAGTATAATATTAATTTCTAATACTATGACCGAGCAAGACCACATAGGTATTTCATCAGAGATTGAATCTTTAAAAGCATCAAAGGCTCTTGTTTCTTCGTTTGAAGAGGAGATGGAGATTGCTGATAAGATTCACAATCTTCAAATGAAACTTGACGGCATTAAGCCACAGGATACGTTTGTTGATTGCATTGGTTGTGGTTCATAAAAAATTATATGAAATCCCCATTTGATTTTATAGTAAGACCGTTAGACGGAAAGCGTTATAACAATATTAAAAAGATTGGTAGTATTGATTTGATTGTTAGCACATCTGAAGAAGATGTAAAGGCTGCAAATAGATTTGCCGAAGTTGTTGAAACGCCTATTGGTTACAGTGGTCCAATTAAAATCGGAGACGTATTACTTGTTCACCACAATGTGTTCAAGTTTTATAATGATATGAAGGGTCGTCAGAGAAGTGGCAGAAGTTACTTTAAAGACGACCTTTTCTTTGTTGATGCCGAGCAGTTCTTTATGCACTATGACGGCACACAATGGAATGCTTATGACAGGTTTTGTTTTATAAAACCCGTTCCTGTTATGGAGTCATACATATATAAACCTTTTAGTGAAGAACCACTCATTGGAGAGATGAAATATCCTAACGAGTATTTAAAAAGTAAAGGAGTAAAGAAAGGAGATTTAGTTACCTTTCTACCTGAAACTGAATACGAGTTTAATATTGATGGCGAAAAACTATACAGGATGTATGACCATCACATAAGTATGGTGTTATGAGCAAAGACAAGTGGGTTTTTTTTGAAGATAGTTGGAACGAACATAATGACATTCCAATCAGAAAAGAAAAAAGAATAAGAAATGAACTCAAAAGAAACAAAGTTAAAAATAATCGAGGCGGGTCACAGGGCGGTGGAGCAACTGATTAAGGTTGCTAAGGAAGACATTATCAAGCACGACCCTGAAGATGAGTTGTCTGCAGACCGATTAAAGAATGCTGCAGCAACAAAGAAGTTGGCAATATTTGATGCGTTTGAAATCTTAAATAGAATAGACGCAGAACAAGAAGCGATAGAGTCCTTAGAGAAAGGCATAAGTAAAACAGATACTAAACACGGTTTTGCAGAAAGAAGGTCAAAATAATACCCTGTATAGAGTTGTACATAATTATGTACATCCAACCATCCTCGCAAATAAAAACAAAGCGAAGAGTTGGACCTATGGCTATGATTTTAAAAATGACCTCATTGTAATCTCTAAAGACGGAACCTTGGGTGAAGTCGTTGAGATTGAAGGATTGAAAATAGGACTTCCTCCTACTCCCAAAGAGTGTCTTCAAAGACACAAAAAGAAAGAGGAGCAGTATTGGGAACGCTTTGAAATCTCAAACGAGTTAAGTAAAATTCAAACAATATTTCAATGGAATGAAAAACCGTCTGAATTTAAAGACAGATGGGTTGACTATGTTGAAGAAGAGTTTGATAGGAGAGAGAACGGGGTATGGTTTATGAATAATGGAACCCCAACATATATAACAGGGTCTCACTATATGTACCTTCAATGGACAAGTATTGATGTTGGATATCCGGATTATCGTGAAGCCAATCGAATACTATATATACATTGGGAGGCTTGCAAGGCTGACAGTAGAAGTTTTGGACAGATATATCTAAAGATTAGACGTTCAGGGTTTTCATTTATGTCCTCATCAGAGTGTGTGAATACAGGAACTCTTGCAAAAGATGCAAGGGTTGGTATATTATCAAAGACGGGTGCTGATGCTAAGAAGATGTTTACGGACAAGGTGGTCCCAATCAATAGCAGATTGCCATTTTTCTTTAAGCCGATTATGGATGGTATGGATAAACCTAAAACTGAATTAGCGTTTAGGATTCCTGCAGCAAAGATTACAAAAAAGAATATGTACAATGCGGACACTAATGAGTTGTACGGATTGGATACCACTATAGATTGGAAGAACACAGACGACAACAGTTATGACGGTGAGAAGTTATTGTTGTTGGTTCACGATGAAAGCGGGAAATGGATTAAACCAAATAACATTCAAAACAATTGGCGAGTAACAAAGACTTGTTTGCGTTTAGGTAGTAAGATTATTGGAAAGTGTATGATGGGTTCTACATCTAACGCATTAGCAAAAGGTGGTGACAACTTCAAACAACTATACGAGGATTCTAATGCATTAAAAAGAAACTCTAACGGTCAAACTAAAAGCGGACTATATTCACTTTTCGTTCCTATGGAATGGAATATGGAAGGATTTATTGACAGGTATGGTATGCCCGTGATGCATAAACCCACCAATAACCCCATAATTGGAGTTGATGGTGGGGATATCCATCAAGGTGCAGTTGACTATTGGGAAAATGAGGTTGAGTCTTTAAAGAACGATGCCGATGCACTTAATGAATTCTATCGTCAGTTTCCTCGCACAACGTCTCACGCCTTCCGTGACGAAAGCAAGATGTCATTGTTTAATCTAACTAAGATATATCAGCAGATAGACTACAATGATTCATTAATAAAGGAACACCATATGACTCGTGGGTCTTTTTCTTGGAAGGATGGTATAAAAGATTCAAAGGTTGTTTTTAGCCCAAACAATAACGGAAGGTTTTTTATTGGTTGGAATCCAAAGGCACATCTTCAGAATAATGTAACTACAAGGAATGGTGTTAAGTACCCGGGCAATGAGCATATAGGTGCGTTTGGATGTGACAGTTATGATATTTCAGGTGTCGTAGGAGGCGGTGGTTCTAATGGTGCTCTTCACGGATTAACTACATACCATATGGAAGAAGCCCCTGTCAATACTTTTTTCTTAGAATATATTGCTCGTCCTCAAACTGCAGAGATATTTTACGAAGAGGTTCTTATGGCTTGTGTGTTTTATAGTATGCCAATTCTAATTGAGAACAACAAACCACGATTGCTTTACCATTTTAAAAACAGAGGCTATAGAGGGTTTTGTATGAACAGACCTGATAAGACGTACACAAACTTGTCCAAGACCGAGCGTGAACTTGGTGGAATCCCCAACACGTCCGAAGACATTAAGCAGGCACACGCTGCTGCAATAGAATCTTATATTGAGAAGTA